CACTATACAATAGTACCTAACTCATTACACTTTAAAGCAAATGAATATGTTAAATGGGAACGATATGAAGATATAAAAAATTATCCTGGTGATTTAGAGGCAGATATAAGAAAGGTTGCACTGTCAACAGCTTTATGTGTCTTATATGCATCGCAAGGAAGTAGAGATGAATACTGTACAGCTATTGCAGGTATTTTAAATAAACATACTGATTGGAAAGAACAAGAAATAAATGAATTTATATATAACATAGCAGTTGAATCAAATGATGATGAGGCAGAAAGCAGAGCGCAAAAAGGATCAACAAGTAAAAATACAGGTAAAACATTTGGAATGCCTAAACTTGCTGACATATGGAATTGTGATGTTAAAGTTGTTGCAGAAATATTTAGTTGGATAGGAATAAAGAATGAAAGTGTTAAAGGTGCAGCATCTATTGGTGATATCATAGAGTATGGTCAAGATAGATATATTGTAAAAGTAAATGCAAGCGATATTGAAGAAGGTGAAAAGACAATAGACATCATTGTTGATGGGCCAACTTTAATGAAACCAATGGCTTTTTATGATGAAGTTATGCGTCAAGCATCAGTCTTTTTACCAAAAATGAAACCAGTAGATTTTGAAAAAATTATGCGTAAAAAATTTGATATGAGAACTAAGTCAGAAGATTATGTAGAGGAGTCGAGTGAAGATTTAAGATTCTTAAAATACTTTAGAAGTTATATCAAAAAGACAAAAGCATATACAAAGAAAGAAGAATTATATATTCATAAACTTCCATTCTTTGAAATAAAAGATAACTCTATTTATTTTAACTTAGATCAATTTGAAGACTATTTAGAACTTCAAAAAATTAATATGAAAAGAGTAGATCTAGTTATGAAAGTACAAAGAATTTTAAAAGCTAAAAAAATAAATGGTAAATATAAAGATCAATCGTGTGTGTATTGGAAAGTTAACAATCCTTTAATTGATAAGGAAGATATATTACTTGAAGGTGAAATTATAGAAGAAAGAGAGCAGATATCATATGAAGCCTAAGTTTATATCGGGTCCTCCTGGCACAGGAAAAACAAATTTTTTTATTAAAGATAAATATTTAGAGCTTCTAAAAAAATATCATTATGAAAAGATAATCATCTTATCACATACCAATGTAGCTGCAGATGAAATTAGAGATGTTATTTTAAACATACCTTTAATGAAAGAAAAAGGAGTTACTAATAAAGCATTAGAAGACAACATATGTACCATACACCATTATTGTAATCATAAGTTATTAAGAAAACATACTTTTAAATATGAAGATCATTTAAATATGACTAGATTAAATTCTCAGTTTAATAGAGTAAGATTAAATTCATCAGATGATATAAATAAAAAACATCCATTCTATAAATTTTTAAATGATGCTCACGGAAATGGTTACTATAATAATTTAAAATTATTTTGGTTTAAAAAATCAACAGACAGAGCAAGTTATTCTCCTTATGATTTTGATTCGATTTTAAAATTAAAAGAAGTTTATGATGCCTATAAAAAAAGAGAACATCTTTATGATTTTATAGATATGATTCAAGAGTTTATAACAAAAGCAAAAACTCCAGAGATTGATGCATTGATTATAGATGAAGCTCAGGATAGTAATAAACCTCAACTAGAAGCTATTATGAAAATGGCAACTAATGTAAAAGATGGAAATTTTTATATGGTAGGTGATGCTGATCAAACTATATTTGAATTTGCAGGATCTGATCCAGAATATTTTCATAAGTTATCTAAAAATGCACAGGAACTAGAAAATGGAAAAAGATGTGGAGAAACTATTAATAAACTATGTAAACAAATTATAAAACCTATTTGGGATCACTATGGTTATCAAAGAAAATGGACACCAGCTATTTATACAGAAAAACATTTAAATCAAAATAAGATTGAAAATGGTTTTAAGGTAGGTGATACAATTATAGGAAAACAATTATATTTACCTAATCTAAAATCATCTAGCGCACTAACTTATTTAGTTAATAAGATTAATACAACTAATCAAACATTTTTATTTACTTATAGACAGAAACCTTGTGACATAAGGATAAGAGATTTTTTTAAAGAAAATGCAATAGAGTTTTCTCATGTAAAACATCCACCTTTTGTATCCAAAAAAGAATTAAAATGTCATTATTTTTGGCCTAAATTTGTGCAAGGAGAACCTATGAGCCTTACACAGATAAAAGATTTTTGGCATTATATGAGTATAAAAGTTATTGTAAGAGGAAAATCAGAGGCAAAAGATCCATTTAAAGATTGGATTAAAAAAGATTACACCATTGATTATTTAATTAAAGAAGGGTTATTAAGACCGGAATCAAAACAATATAATCGTTTTGATGAAACAATAAAGAAAACAGAAGAAGATAAATTAATTTACATTAATAGAGTTTTAAAAAAAGGTTTTAATTTTGATGAAGATATCAGAGTTAAATATGGTAATATTCATGATGTAAAAGGACTTACATTTGACAATGTTATTGTTGATGAAAGTTTATACAGAAATGAAGATTATTTTACCCAACTAAGACTAAAGTACACTGCCTATAGTAGAGGTATTTTTGATTGTTGGACAATAGCAACACAAACAACAAAAAGGTTAGGAATAAAAAATGAGTGCATATAAAAAACAAATAGGTGGATCTCATTATAGAGATTTAAAATATCAACCTAGTGAATTTATAAATGGCAATAAGTTGCTTTTCGCTGAAGGGAATGCTATTAAGTACATAATAAGACATTCTAGAAAGGGAGGCAAAGAGGATTTAGAAAAAGCTAAACACTATATTGATATGATCATTGAGAGAGATTACGATGAACAAAAAAATGAATCTTGGGTAGAAGGTTATAATAGATGGAGAAAAAGTTTATGAAAGAAAAAGGAAGAAAATGGGATGGTAGATCTAGAATAGCTACTGAAGAATATAAAAATAACTATAACGAAATATTTAAAAAGAAGGAGAATGAAAATGAAACAACCGAAGATAAGAAGCAAGATACTACAGATAACGGACAAGATAACTAGTTGGCATTTTAAGTTATTTACTTACGTTGCTCAACGATCAAAGACAAGTATATGGTTTACATTTCTATTATTGTTTTTAGCAATCTATGAAATATTTGAACACTTTATTATTCCGGCAATTTTAATTTGGTGGAGTTTAAAATAATGTATAAGTGTTTTCATTGTAAGAAAGAATTACTTTGGCAAAATGATTTTGATACAGAAGATACTTATCCAGATTCAGAACATCAAATAGTATCCATGTATCAATGTACTAATAAAGAGTGTGAAGCTTGGTATGAAGTCTACACACATAAAAAGGAGAATTAATAATGTGTAACGTTCCAAGAATAGAAGATTTAGATTTAAAAGATATAGATACAGTAGCCGTTGACCTTGAGACCTACGATCCAAACTTAAAGAAACACGGATCAGGGGCCATCAGAGGAGATGGTTTTGTTTGTGGTATAGCCATTGCTACATATAAACAAACTTTATATTTTCCAATAGCTCATGCTATGACAGAAAATTTAGACAAAGAAGAAACTTGGAATGAATTAAATGAACTTATATTTCAAAATGAAAAAATAACTAAAGTATTTCACAATGCAATGTATGATGTTTGTTGGATTAGATCGGCAACAAAACAAATGCCTAAAGGTAAACTGATTGATACAATGATTGCAGCGTCTGTATTAGACGAAACTAGAATGAGATATTCTTTAGATTCTATATCAAAAGATTATTTAAACGATTCAAAATACAAATATGATTTACAAGAAAAGTCTTTAGCAGAATTTGGTATTAAAGATCCAATGAGTAATATGCACAAGCTACCTTATTCATTAGTAAAAGATTATGCTGAACAAGACGTTAGTTTAACTTTAAGATTGTGGGATATTTTTAATAAAAAATTAGACGAAATATTATACATAAATACAGATACAAATGAAGAGAAAACTTGTAGAAATATTTTTGAATTAGAAACTAGATTATTTCCTTGTTTAGTTGACATGAAGTTTAAAGGAGTTAAAATAGATGCCCAAAAAGCTAGAGCTTTTGGTAAATCTCTAGAAAAAAGAAGAGACAATTTAATAAAGATTATAAAAAATAGAACAGGAATTGATGTAGATTTATGGGCTTCTGCTTCAATTAAAAAACTTTTAGATCAACAAAAAATTACAGACTATAAAAAGACTCCAAAGTCTGGCATGCCACAATTACCTAAAAACTATTTAAAGACACATAGAAATAGATTTCTTCGTATGATTGCTAAAGCAAGAGAATGCGACAAAGCTAATGGTGCATTTGTAGAAGGTTTATTAAACTTTATTCATAATGGAAGAATACACGCCGACATCAATCAAATACGATCTGATGATGGTGGTACCGTCACTGGAAGATTCTCTATGTCAAATCCAAATTTACAACAAATACCATCTAAAGGATATATTGGTAAAAAGATGAGGGAGTTATTTATTCCGGAAGAAGGTTGCAAGTGGGGAAGTTTTGATTACTCGCAACAAGAACCACGGATCGTGGTACACTATGCTTTAAAGCTAGGTTTACCTGGAACAGATAAGTTACAAGAAGAATTTAACAA